ACGCTTAACAAAAAAACAACATAAAAAAGAAGAGTCCTCAAGCAGTGACATGCTGTGAGTCTTAGACATGTTTTTTTCTAGTTTTGTATCTTCTTCAGTCCAGGTGACCTGTCAGTTGAACTTTTAGGTGAGAATCCTCAACGATTCAAATTACAAACAACAATAGTCTAGCAAGGAGGTTCTAGATCTAACATCTCTCATTGTAATCCATCGATTGTATCCCTTAAGGTAAATTTCTACCTCTTTCAACAACTCTCGGGGATTTGAGTTCAACCTAGTAGTTTTGACAATTTTATAAATCATTCTAATCCAATGAGCTGATAAACTAAGAGATGAGTTACAAGATACCTTTTTGAATATGCTACTGGGATCAGCCCAACTCCAAGAGAGAAACTTTTTGCCTTTGATAGTCTGTTTTCGAAAATAGTATATGACTGGAGAGTTATACAACTCATGAATTTTTGTGAAGTTTGACAGGTCCCCCATAGTTGTAGACAAAAACAACATCGTGCTCAAACATATGTTAAAGTGTCGGAGAATTTTCGGATCTGAGGGAGGAAAGAATTTTGTATCTTTAATTGACTTTGACACATTGAAGACCCTGTTAGAAAACAGTATAATTATTGCAACAATAATTGCCATCTTGGATGAGGAGCCTCTTTTTAACTCTAGATCATCCACCAACTTATGGACAAGAAATGACTCGACTTCACTATCAATTAAAGTTATTATCATTTCGTTATATGGATTGGAGATTATCTCTTCAGGGAATCCTCTGATCAAATCTTGATAGTTCAGCGATCTGGCCCTCAACATTTCACTTTTAGGATTGCTACAATTGAACAAAACCAGGCTCATTTCTCTAATAGTGGAGGCAGTGAGTGACTCATGCTCTCTAAAAAAATGACCCTTTTTGGAAAATCTGAGATAAACTTCAGAAGAGAAAGATGATGTCATCTGAGTAACAAACCCAATCATGTTAGGAAATGCTCTGGATAAGTGATGGATGGCCTTGTAATCAGGATTAATCAGCATAGTTCCATATGTCTTGAAGATCAGACATAAGGGTCCTCTTATTGACATTGCAAAATCAGACAAAAGCAAAGTGATCTTGTTGACAGATTCAATGTCTGTTACCTCTGCATCACAAACGATTAGATCAAAATGAGCCTTCACTCTTGTTTGGACAGACTGAAAATATTTCCATGTGACAGAATTTCTTAAATCAGAAGGCTTTTCCCATATAGATTCAAAGTCTATCACTCTTGATGTTATATCTTCTCCTCCTCTCATCAAGGCGGAAGGAGGAAGAGGATGTGTTCCCGAAGCCATCAAATCATTTACCTCTAGAAGGCTATTGAAAACCAACTTAGAGTCTGGAAACATGTTCAGAACAGTCCTAGAAATTCCCCCTGAACCATCTCCTACTACGAGTGACAAGCTTGGACCGACTTCTAAATCATCCAAGATTGGCTTTAACTTATAATGTGCTCCTGTAGCCCATTGGACGACTCTTAAACCTGACATAAGAGGGTTTTGAAACTGTCGAGACAATAGTCTCAAATCTATATCTGACATTGGGGCAGGGTTCAAAGAGGTTGAGAAAGCTATTTGTTGGGCAGAGCAAATCCATTCTGAAGAACCAATTTTGCGTGAGTTCTTTGGAACTGGACTTAAGTCAGGTCTCATAGTCTTAGCAGCATGACGTACCTCCTGATCTACCCATCTAGTTCTTCTAAGAGCTTCCTTGAGCAGAGAGTTTATTTCATCATCCGATTCGATATTTTCCTCTCCATGACCGCCCAAAACTTGTCTCATTAATGAGTTCAGTTGACGAAGTTTTGCTCTCATTTGTTTAGACAAATTTCTCTCAATCCGTTGTAACCAAAGGTGGGCCTGGAAAGTTATTAAAGTCAAATATGTCATTTTGATGCTTCTGAAGTCTGAGAATATCCACAGGAGATCGTTACCTGGAGATGAGGACATACTGTCTCTTTCATATCTTAGTACCTGTTGAAGATAACATAAAACTGATCTGTTACCTTCCTTCATGGTGGTTGGGTAAGCTGCTGGGATTTTCTGAGGAATTGAAAAGATCTCTGACCTCAATTCAGGTTCTTTTAACATCACATAAAGAGAAGGGTGATTATCTAGTCTGAGCAAAATGTATGAGATCACGCCAGAAATTAACTCAAGAGGTCTGTTAATATTTATATTAGTCATCCGGGTTAGAAAACATATGGAAGATCCAATAAACACACCTCTTGCTAGGCCCCTCAAATAACTTCTAGCAGAGACCTTTCCATATATGTTGACTGGGAATAAAGAGTTGTCATTGTATCCAGGATCATGTATTGCTACGAGGATAGAATATAGCAAACCTTGGGCAGTCCCTACATGATAAGATCTCTCATTGTTTGTCAGACTGGAAAGATCTCCCGCTTTAAGTTCTATTGTAGGAAGTTTTCTAAACTGAGGTACGGCCCCAGACACCATTCTGGATATTCGAGTGGAGATATCAGGAAAAGCAAAGCTTTGTGGAGCTTCTAAACTAACCTCCTCAATAGGCCTTATACATTTTTGACACCTCAGATGCCAATGAAAAGTTGAGTCTCTCAATCTTAAATCCTTCTGAACAAGCTCCGATGTCCATGTCTGAGCATACAACATTAAGGGTTGAAACATAAAGTCAAAATTAGTTCCGTCTTGAGTGAGATCCGACATCGTATCAGTGCTTACAGAAATATGAGACAAGAGATTCGGACATACAGCTGAATAACCACCTTCACTGTACCTTGCAGATTTGAATCTATGTAGGGCAGACCCAGTCCTTTTAAACACTGGAGCCTCTTCTATCGGAAACTCAGGCCCTGTTAACGACAGTATGTTTCTTATCAGAGTCTGTGCCAAATTAGAGTCTCGGGAAATAAACCAGTTGATTGACTCCTTGAGAGAGAGAGCTCTTTTAACAACATGGACATTGGTCACCTTCTCCCATGCATGGAACAATTGAGTTGAGACGGATGTAGAAGACCCTAGATACCCCCTGAGGGATCCTCTAGAGAAGAAAGAATTGTCAAAGGAAGGGAGAACAGAAACTGAGATTCTAGGGTTGTACAGCTCCCTAATACTACAACCACAAGAGACTGAAGATTTGGGGACCAACATTAGCATCTCCGATGGGTGAGGGACAGTTGTTCCTACAACTTTTCTTCCCCAAGAGATCTCGCGCAGCTGATCAGCTCTTTCTGCCGAACATGACCAGACTCTCCCAAGTCTTTGAGGAGATTGAGTCATTCTACTGATTCCATGAATTTCAGAGTGAAAAAAGGATTCTTCTAACGCTCTTGATAAGCTTTTTCTAAATTGTCTTCTAACAGTCCTGGAGTTTTGAATGAGACCTATGATTGATTCTGGTATCCCTAAGAATGAAGAACTGAACAATTCGCTTAAAAATCGGGGAAATAGTGGTTCAATTGATTTTAAAAATAGAATAAAGTTGTCCCTGTGGGTTTTGGATAAGATAATAGCCTCTCTGAATTCTGAATTTTCTACTTTATCAACCTCATCGTAAAGGGCTTTTCTAATAGCTTCTTTCAACAAAATTGTAGGGCTTGCACCCCCTCTTATGTTTAAAGTTGTGGGATCCTCCAGCAATCGGGTAAAACTCTCAAGACTTCTATCTCCTAAATCAGGATTTCCTGCTTCTTGACAAAGATGATGAATCCAAGATTCAGAAGAACTTAGCCATATCTCTTTCCAGAACGTCAATCCCTCTGATACAGGATCTGAGAATTGTCTTATATGAAATCTACCTAGAGACATCCCTGACACTCCTCCCAATGAAGGGTCTAAGTATATTATCCTAGACATGGTCAAGAGAAAGTCATCCCCCTTTGAGTTTAATACTTTATATACTCGATCTTTTAAGATGGGGCTAAATAAGAGGTAATGATAAATAGCTTGAACAGACATTAGAAGAAAATCCCTCATAGGCTTGATTAGGGATTGTGAATGCTGGGCTACAGTCAGCGCATTGGTTGATACAGTGGACATGATATTTGCCAAGTTTACTATCTGATCATTTGATATGCAGGACACTCTAGCCCATCTCTTAGACTCGGGAACAAGTATGTTTCCTCTAAACAGTGGAGTTTTGCCATAGATTAAAAAGTCATAACTACACATGGTTTCCTCCTTTTTGATTATCAGTCCCAACTTAGAAGCCCCCTCTTCAATGGCGCGATAAATTGACATTGCATTTTTTGATATGCTTTCTAATTCATACATTAAGCCCTCATTATTTAACCCAGAGGACAACATATAAGTGGGACACAAAACTTGATTGTCACCCTGTGCTAATATTTTGGTTCTTGTGTTTCTTGTTTGAGATTCTCGGTCTATCATAAGCAAACTAACTAAACTCCAACCCTTTTGCCTGAGACCTTCAAGACCACCATCTTGACCATTCCAGCAGGTTGGTCCATCGGCCATGTCAAGACAATATATCTGATCATTCCAAATTCCGATTAAATCAGATCTGTCTGAATAATAAACCCAGGACTTCTGAAAAAACTCATGAGTTCTAGAAAAAACACGGGATAGTCCGAATGCCTTATCCAATACAGAGAAGACATCTTTGGTAGACTCTAGTCTTTGGTGATTGTTCCATTTTTCATAATCAAGATGGAAAGCATATGTGACTCTCGAGTAATCACAAAGTCCCTGACCAGTGACCCTATCAATTAATTTCTTGAATACTTTGTTTAAGTTGTCTGTCATCGTCAAAGCATCAAATAAAGGAAGAATATGGTTTGCTAAAAGTTTCTCCGTGATAACAAAGTAAAGTCTTAAATTCCATGACATTAATGCAAAAAACCTGCCTTCTATTTTGAGTTCCCTCTCCTTTGGTTTCAAACCTATGATCAAGTCATCTTCAGCAAGCCCATTTAGATCAACCGCCTTCAAGAACTCTCTGGGATTAACTGGAGCCTTAGATAAGGCAGTGATTATGACTTTTTCACTGGGGACAGGACCTCCTCTATTTTCAGATAGCCAGGATGCAAGTCTTGTTCTTGTGAATGAGTGAGATTTGTCATCTAATATTTCAGAAGGATCCATTGATTCCGGTATTTCAAAGATCTGTGTCATTGGGAGAGAATGCCATGAATCCCCCAACAAATCTACAACATGTCTAGGAGGCCAAGTCTGTGTTGTTATATAGGGAATCAAGGGGTGGTTCTTTGGTAACAATGAGGTGTCTAAATACCATCTTGAATATTTATCAAATCCCCATCTCAATATTTTCTTTGCTAAATCACTAGCCAAGCATTCCTGATAATGTTTGTCAATGGTCTTTTTCATATGGACTTGATCAAACAACTTGGTTAGACCTTTCCGATAGTCAATATAAGGATGGCCCCAATGTCTATAACATCCATACACAAAAACCAAATCGTGAATGTTGTCAAATTGGTCTAGAGCCGAGAAAAATTGTGATGCACAAGGCCCAAAAGTCCCTCTCAACTGTGTGGTTTTATCTTTGATGAAAGCAGGAAAGTCTCCTAAAGAGTGAATCAATGGTCTGAAAGTCTCAGCTTTTTGAACTAGGTGATTGACAACGTAGGGTTCTAAGATTTTGATGACATCGTATCCGGAATTCCCACACTCTGAAATGACTTTGTCCCCAGATTTATATAATTGACAGAGATTAGAAATTAAATCATCAGAGTATCTAGGTTCAGGAGGTGATATAAGAATTAACAAGGAGTTAAATCTAGACAAAAACAAATCTTTCAACATTAATGTGTAATTCCTATCAAATAAGCTGCAGTTAGTATAAGAGTAAACAAATTCTTTTGTAACTAAAAATTTTCCCCATAAGGGATCTCTGAAGGTGACCTTGTCGTTCTTGACATCTATCGATGTTATCTCTTTCCACAAAGCTATAATCGTCTTTTCTTCTTCCCAATCCAATGCATTCATGTAAAGGATCATAGTATGAAACAATAGATAAGATGAATATAGATTCCCTAAATATCTACCAAAGGACTGATCATAACTAATACGACCTAAACATGATAATACTCCTTCTTTCGGTGTTTGTAGTCCTCGATTACTTAATGTGTAATTTAAAATAGACTCTATAGGTATAGATCTTTGGTAAAAGATGGATAAGTCTGTCAAGCATTTCCTACTTCTAGAGGATTCTGCATGAGAACACAGAACCCAAGTATTCATCATTGCCTGAGCTCCCTGACCTCCAAATTTTATTGAAGCTATATCTATTTTCTTAAAGGACAATTTTAATACTTTGTAAGATCTGGATATATTGTCTGTAGTACTCATTCTCAGAGGACGATTTCCTGAGGACAACCATTGCAACATAAGATCAGCATGATCTTCTAAAAGAGGGGAATTCAGATTATAATCAGAATTTCTCAGTATGTTTGGAATTATGGAGGTATTACTCCATTCACTTTCAGGCTCTGCAGGATCAAGAGGATCATCATATACCTCAGAGGACTCAATCATGTTGGAACAAAACCCAGGAGGGCTGTTGAGGCTTAATCTTGGGGAGTGTAAGATGTTTTTTTCATGTTCCTTACAATGTGACGTGTGAGCAAAGTTAGCACATGAATTGACATGACAAAAACCAAACATCTCTTATACTACATTACATTCTTAGGCAGGTTATTTACAGAATCCCTGAATATTATTAGATCAGAAGGAGTTATTGTACAGGAAGATTGCTTTGATTAAGGTATATGCACCCTAAAGGTTCAAGAACTGAGACAATCACTCGAGGTGAAATAAGTAATCTCAGTTGCGGCTTTTGTATCATACGATAGGGTGTAATCGATTGCTTGTTATAATGTTCTCAATTGAAATATGTCACAGTCTATTGCCGGTGTTTCTGTCCAATATAACCTTGCAACATGAGTACTCTGTCCCGGTTGTGTGTACCACAAAAAGATGAGATTGATATACTTTATTGATTGTCTCATTTTAAGAGGTTATATGAGATGAATGCACTGTAAGATATAACGTTATATCGAGTAAAACAAAATAAAGTGATATGATGATAAAGAGGCAGTTTGTTGAGCTGTATTTATGGCACTCAGAGTTGTTTTAAACAATATCTAGTTTACACACTAGATGTGCCTTTATAAGACTCCCAAGATGATATGACTTTAGTCCCAGAAGGAGGAGTAGATGAAATTTTTGGGGTTTGTTCTGAGCTAGGCTTTCTGGAATTCCTCCTTCGTCTTCTTTTACAACAAGTACAGAGGAGACACACCAATATTAGAAATGCAACTACAGTTCCCCCAATCATTGCATATAGACCCCAGTCTGGTAAACCTAAATCTATATTGGATATTGACTTATGCGGATCTGGCATGTGAACATCAACAAAGTCATCTGCCTCTCCATCTTTTTTGAAGATAGATGTTTGATCGATCAAAGGATGTCTTAGAGGAAATACAGAAGCTTTCAGCAAGTCCATATGTTGCTTCAATAAACTTGACTGCATTTCTGGAATTAAAACCTGTCCATCAGGGCCTTTAATGATCCCATTAAAAAACACCCCATTCTCAGGGTTAAGACACTTGTCATTCAGTTTTAGGCACCCTTTGGAGGGTAATATTTCCTCCCAACGATCTACTCTTTTGTAGTGTACATTGGTTTCCATTAGGCTCCCATTGGCGATGGTATATGCCTTTCCAAAACCCGGGACAAGCTTTCTGAAATGACTCAGTCGTCTAAAACTAACTGACTTTGACATAAGAACTGTCTCTAAGGTATCCAGGCACTCTTCTCTTCTACGGATCAAGTCACCCACAATTAAGTGTTCTATCTCATCCACTCTGTTGTTATGCACATTCACAAGTTGATTAGGAGAACACCACATAACAATCTCAGGTCTTGTGATAGAAATCCAGGTGCCATCGAACAATCTCAGTCCTGGCTTTCCACATAATGTCAACTTACAAGCCCCTTTCAGAGTTCTATAAAGTCCTCTTTCATCAGTAAAGCCACACATTTTTGAACCATTCATTGATTTCTTTCCGGTACTCGTTACAAAGATATCGCATGTGAGTCGTACATTTGCATCATCAGGAAGCCATATTGTATAGTCATGGTTGGTCAAGCAAGAAGGGGTAGATTTATAGAAGTCATAACACCTCCCTGTGGGAAACATTGGTGAATGAAGAGAACGACTATAAATGTCCATCTCCACTATGCTTGGAGAGATGATTAGAAGTGATTCTTTGGTTGTAGTGACTGTTCTCAACCAACTGTTGTCCGGGTAAGGAGTGTGTAGTGATTCTTCATAACGAGGATCTCCAGAAATTTTCCAATGATATGCATCCCTACAGGCAGAAGCAGTTGGTTTGAAATGTTTTCTTTTAAAAGTGGTTGTTACATATCCTACAAAATTGGTGTATGTAACTGCTTCGTTGATGACTCCAGTACACGTAAATCCAGACACTTTTTGATGGGTGAGATAACCAGTTCTCAATTCTATATAACTGAAAGTTGAGGAAGAGCTGCATCCGTCATCTTCTGAAAGCAGGTTGTTTGGACAACTCAGATGGGTCAAATCAATGGGCGTCCATGGTCCTATTTTCTCGGGAATTGTGTACAGTGGAAAATCACCTAAAGAAACCATTATACTTGCACACAGGATGAAAATGGTGCATAAATTGCTCATGATGACAAAAGGGGAGGGCTGTTAGCCCGTTAGGGAATGTTTTTTTCACGTCTTGCTCAAAGTTTTAATCTAAAGACTAATAAAGGTGGAAGTCGTGTCCATTTTGCTGAAAGCAGGCACCATAACTGTGTTTGTTCTATTGCTCGCAGATAATATCGGCTCAAAATGGAGGTAAAAGTTTCAAGCAGTTCTAACATGCGTAAGTTCATTCCAACAGAAGCGAAGTATTCTCATCATCTTTAGACTGCTGGGTCTTGAGGGCCATGTCTGCCCACAGTTGGCAAGCTCTGGAGTTCATGTTGATACACCACAATCTCCCCTGGATGTGACATTGTTTGGCACTGATTCTGATTTGTAAACCAACAAACTCCGATTCATCGTCCCAGGTTATCTCCTGGGAATATTCTAGCTCTTCCCCTTCTAACGGGCCTTGAGATTCTGCCCATTGAAAAATCAGTGTTCTCCTTAGCTTGTAAACCCAGTTCATTCCTTCTGGAACGGGTGAGCCGGACAGTGCCAATCCGATTACCACTTTAGCTAGTCCAATCATTCTTCTGTTCCCAGAATACACGTTATCAAAAGACTTTAAGATGTGTCTAATTATTCTGAATGAATATCCATTAGGACTGCAGATTTTGACCTCTCCGTTTATGCAAAAGTTTCTGACACTTTCTTTACCTTTGATTTGTGCTAAAGGCATGTATTCAGGGGGAGGTAGCCACAAATCATCATCATCCGGAGGAGCTGAGGGAGTTCCCAGTTTTGGGGCATCTTCGTCTTTGCAGTTTTTCACAATTCTCCTCAGGAAATTCATTCTTTTAGGGGTGTTATATGTTTTTTTCAAGAATATGATGAGGCTGAGTGTGGATCAATGGAATCTGTGTAGGGTTTTAACTTTTGTCTATTTCCTCAATTTTTGCAATATAATTGTTGATGTCATCTTGCATCAACCTAGCAGTTTTGTCATTGTCAGCAAGCAAGCAGAATCTCTTAGATGCACTTAATGAAACATATCCCAAGATACATCTCAATGGTAGCTTCCCTCCTTTCTCTGCAATTTTATCAATTCCTGGTATGTTCAAGGCAGCCTTCACTATGTCATCTAGATTCATCTTGAGTTGTTCAAAGTTCCATAAAAAGATTCCAGATGATCTAGATGGAAACTTGTACTTTTTAGAGAAACTCTCTGCAACTTGATGAGCAACTTCCCCCTCTATGTCGTCAACTTCTTCTTGATTATTGTCCCAATCAGAAGAGGGAGCAGGCTTTGACTCCTGCCTGTTCTTAGAGGATTCTTGTGTTTCCTTTGCTTTCTCTTCATGGGATGGAGGTTCTGGCAACCCTTTTTGAATCTGAGCAGGTTCTGTTTGGACTGATTTATTGTCACTGGATCTTGGTTCTGCTGCAGTGAAATTTGAAGAAATATATCCCTTTATATCTTCAGTTACAGTAGACCAGATTTTGAAGAACCCATCTCCAGATTTCATCCTCTTCACTACTTGAGCTCCGATTTCATCAAGAAAATCTTGAAGAGGAACCATCGGATCTTTCCCACTAGGTAGGTAAAACTCGTCCTCAGAGCTGCTCTCTCCTTCATCTCCGATCCTGATGTCCTTTTGTCTGGACATGTCAATCAGCCTCATTCTTCTCATATCTTCAGGAAGAGAATCGACATCTAATGGTTCACCTTGTAAGTGAGCCTGCCCGTCTGTCAAGTTTTTGTGAATTAGATCGACAGTTTCTTCCGCCATCTCCAAATCCACAAGCCCGGAGCGAATGGAACTCGGATGAATAAGCCCCTTGCTCATCTTGGAGGGAAGGATTGAAGAGGGGTGTTGAGTTTTTTTCAGTACCCCTTTTACAATGGAAACTCTCCTGTCTCCTATGCATTCTGTTGAAATCAATATTAGGACCCATCTGAGTACACCTTGTTTAAAAACTCTGCAAATGAGTTAGGCCTTGCCTGATGATTTGAGCTGACTGATATGTACCGCCTTATGTGTGACCTTTTCAATCTGCCGTTGTTCATCATGATTCGACTATACACTGCTTCTGGACTTCTTGTCTCTCCTGAAAAGAAATCCTCATCATCAGAGTCAACTGTTCCATCATCTGCCAATGCTGCCTCTATTTTAATTCCCTCCAATTCTGCATAGTCTTGCATCTCCTTTTCATCCCTGAAGAACCTTCTTTCAAAAGTACCTTTTCCAAAGAATTCCTCTCCTAGATAACCTCCCAAGACAGACATCTCATGAGGTGCACAAGCTTGAATAACTGTGGCATTTAGAGATCTTATCTGACCCATATAACAACCTATAAAGTGAATCAAGTTGAAGGTATGACCTACTGCATTTGATGAATAGGGTGATTTGCCGCTTAATCCCAAAGCTCTAAAATGTATGAAGTAAGAATGAGGAATTGCAGTTTCTTGACCAGGTTCGAACATTCTTCTTATTTCTTCTTCAAAATTTTTGTGAAAGAAATAAAGCAAAGCATCTCTAGCAGATAAATTAATTTGTTTTATAAATCCAGTGAAGGAGACCAATCCTGAACAATCTTCGTAAGCAGTCACTACAGTTCCAACCCTTATAGCAGAGTAAAGATGCTCTATTCTTGCAAAATACATATCATAAGCTCCAGCAAGAAATCTAAAGTTTGGAATTGTACTCCAATTAGCACACATTTTATGAGTAGTCATTAGAGTATGATGTTCAACAATTTTCACAAAAGGTGCAGTTTCAAAAATTTGTTCCATTCTATCGGCCACATTGGTCTTGTAATTTGCAGTATTCTGGCCGACTATCTTGCTTAGACGATATAAGCACAACAGCAACCCCACTAAAGATGCATGTTCTGCACTTGTTGGATCTCTTGTCATGTCTGTTCCCCCTGTTTGAGCCCAATTTCCCTCTACATTTGTCCTAGTAACATCTATCAAATCTTCCGGAGTGATCTTATCACCCTTCTTTGCAATCACAATACCATAACTAGTCCAATCCTCTGGGCAAACACCTTCAAACAGCTGCATCGCAGCAGCCAAATAGGAGCACACATCATCTGGATCCAATTTGGCAGCATTCATACCAGACAAAATTGATTTGTAAGCCGTGTTTAAGTCTGGAGCTCTCCCTAGAGTGATCCCCGGTTTTCTTCCATCCAGAATTGCAGGATATTTGTACTCATACTGATCAGAGATTATTTCTGGCTTCAAAGACACCACCTGGTTACGAACTTTGAAAACAATCTTTTCAGAGTCCATTGTAGGGGTGTTACATTTTGATTCGCTCATTGTAGAGGCTTATCTCTTCTCTGACTTTGCTGTTAAGCGT